TGACAGACTTTCCAATGGCATCGGCAATAAAGTCGAAGCCCACGTTGACGATGATGTTGTCCTTGTGAACAGTTTCAACCTCGCCGTTAGAACGGTGCACGATGAGAGTCATCGCGCCATAAAGCTGCATAGATTCTTGGATCATAAAAGTCCTCATTTAAAAAAAATGACGCTGCCTCTTGCGAGAGCAGCGCCACGGTTGGGGTGAAATTTTGTTGAGCTAGATCTAGTACAAACGCAGGCTTGTAAATGTGCCGATCGGCGCTATTGCAGCACTCGCCGAATCGATATCACCACCCATTCGTCCAGCAAAGAGTCGGCGCTCGGTGGCCGTTTGACAAACACCAAGACAAATCCGGTCAGTGATGGATACAGAGAACGCCACATTCACTCGCCTTGCGAGATGGTCCTCCAGGAAAAAGGAACCATTGGTAGCGTCATACCCCACGAGCAGTTGACCCGATGAGCCTGTCGCCGCCCAGATGACACAAGTCGTAATCTCAGATGGCGCAAACCAAAATGACGTGTGAAAGACTTCTGGAATGTTTACACCCCAAGCGACTCGGGTCGTGTCCTTCACCATCAGCCCGTCGCCATACCGGCCTGCAGCGTAACTAACGCTTGCTGCTTGGCTTAGCAACGGATTACCGAGACCGGCGGTGGAGCCATTAAGCCTCCAGCCGTAAATTTCTCCGTCTTGCAGCGCATCTTCACGCGCAATTTGAAACCGGGCATCCACGTTGGCAATTGCACCGTCATAAGCCCATTGCCGTTTGGCAGCATCGCTTGCCCAAGGGAAATTCGCCTCCAGCCAAGTTGTTCGGTCATCAACCGATGCACCCAAACTGTTGAGCAGTGTGTTTTGGGCACGGATGGGTGAGACCAAGTCCAACTCAAACAGATACTCAGCCGTCTGAGCACCGGTGCTCATGCGCAGCACATTGCGGCCATTGACCGAGACGACCGATGCAAAGTGCTTAGTGCCAGGAAACCCTAAAGCCTGTTCATCACGTGCGAGGATCAGATTCGCGTTTTGAGGTTGAGCCACCACCGTCGAGACGAAGGTCGGGGTGTCGCTGTAAATCCCAGGTGACGCAATTGCTTTGATCCAGAACTTACGCTCGCCATCAAAGCCGGAAGGGAGCGTGTAGCTGGTGGACTTGACCTCGGCCACAAAAAGAGAAGCGTCCCAAGCTGCACCTTCCCGCAATTCGTAGCCCACCACTTCTGGCTCAGGGTTAGGTTGCCAGCGAAATTCCAAGCGGTTGGCCGATTGAACAACATCGAACTGCCGAACTGTGCTTGGAGCAAGCAAATTCAACACAAAGGTCGTCACATGTGCGCTGTAATTTCCGGAGGTATCAATCGCGCGGATGTGGTACGGGTACTGCCCTGCTGCACTTTGGTCATGCAACATCTGCGTACCTGATGTCTTGGCCACTAATTGCGCGTTATCCCAACCTGGCCCCACGCGGACCTCGTATCCTGAGAGGTCAGCATCCGGCAATTCATCCCAGGCAATCATCAAGTCTGAGACTCGGCGCTGAACAGTAAATCCCGTGACGTCCGATGGCGGTAGCGTCTTGCCCAGCACTGTCGCGTTGAGCGTTACGGGAACGCTCTCCTTACGGGTGATGCCAATTGCTCTCAGGCTGAACTCGTACTGCCCCTCTTGGGCGTCACGAATTTCAGCGTAATTGGCGCTGGTCAAGGGCAGGCTTACGAAGTTTCCGCCTGCCACTCGGTAAGACAGCCGGTATGCAATGGCAGTTTGAACCTCGGACCAAGAGACCTGAACCAAGACTTGAGCCTGATCTTTGACCCGGTAAAGACTTTCCTGCATGACCAACCCCGTAGGAGGCGGTGGAACGTCCGAGAGCACAGTAATCGATCGTGGCTGAAGTGCCAGCCCTTCTTCAATCGAAGCATATTTGCTTGGGTTGTGCGCTAGAGCTGTTACTTCATGGACACCCGGATCACGTTCAGCAACTGCCACCACCCTAAAAAGCTGCGGCTCGATGATTGAGGATGCCAAAACCCAAATTGCGTCAACCTGAGGAGCCGTGCTGAACGGTATCGTTACTGTCAGAGTGCGCCCGGAAACAGGCCCCACCAGACGCTCTTCGACAACGCCATTTGGCAAAACGACCGATAGTCGCCAAGGTAAATCAGCGGGCAACTCTTGGTCGATCGTCACAGTGCTGACCGTTGCACCGGCGATACGGCCGCCTAGGCGCATACCGCCTCGGACAGGATCGGCTACCTTGATGACATCGCCCGGGCGGACTACTGCGCCTTCCAATCCCGTGCGAAAGGTAACAATTTCAGATTCCGATTGTTCGGAGAACAAAAGCCACTTGCCCACCCGGTGGGCCTGACCTCGAGCAGTACAACCGAGTGCAACTACATCGCTTTGCACAATCCCATAGCGGGCGATACCGGCGGCATCTTCGACGTATTCAACCTTCTGACGGTAGAAATCATCTGGATCGTTCCAGGTCACGAGCGCAACGGTGTGACGAGCTTTAGCAGAAGAACCTTGGTAGGCAAACTCACCGTCCACCACGTTGCCTGGGGCGAACTGGTAAACCGCATCACTGGGTGCATCCTGAGTGACCGTAATTGCACCACCCGACCAATACACCATGCCTCTAAAAATCGAGGCCATGTCCTGCACGACCTTGTAAGCCTGCTCGCGAGTCTGAAGGTACAAGTTACAGGTAAAGCGCGGCTCAAAGCCCCCGAGCCCGTTAGGCACCAACTGATCGCAATACTGCGCTACTCGGTAAAGCGCCCATTTGTCCACCTGAGACTCAGGGATGTAACCACCCAAGCCGTACCGGGTGCTGGTGACCAGATCGTAGAAACACCACGCAGGGTTGTCTGTCCATGCGATTTTGAAGGTTCCATTCCACACGCCGCTGTAGGCTCGTGTTCCAGGGTCGTAGTTCACCGGCACACGGACACGCAGCAGCTTCATGTCGTAGCTGCGCCGAGGGATGGCAGAAAACTGCGAAGCATCTACCCTCAATGCAACCAAGGCGCTGTTTGGGTAACGCAGCTTGCTCTCAACAACTTCGGTGTAGGAGTCGAGATAAGTCTTGTTCTGAATGGCGCTGGAGGTTGAATCTGCCGTGATTCGTCGTACACGGATTTCCCATGGACCGCTGCCAATGAGAGGCACGTAGTAACTACGCTGATATTTGGTCGTAGTCTTGCCTGAGATCGTGTCGTTGATCACTTCGACAAACCCGCCACCACTGACCTGCCGATCGATGGCGAATGTGACTGAGCTTCCGTTAAGGTCTCCGTTGGTCGTGTCTTGGTTAGTAAGTTGACCTACGCTCACCTTGATCCTTACAGCATCTACATCCGGATCAGTGATTGAGCGCACCACGGATTGGCTCGCCTTAATCTCCACGCCAACGGGTACCTCATTCTCGACAGAAGAGAATCCGGGTACGTAACTTTGCTGCTGAGTGCCATCTCTGGTCTCAAGCGTCACACCAGAGAAGTTGGTCGTTCCATCGGCATTCTGTATAGGTGTGTCGTCCAAATAAACAGATTGCAGTCCATTGACCAAACCCTCAATCTCGCCCTCGGAAATGAGGTCGACAACCCTTGCGTAGGCTTTGGAGCGCAAGCTGTCAGGCGCTTCTTGGGCCACGCGTGCGCTGGCCCCACCACCCCCTTTACCTCCACCTCCTGCACCAATAATCAAATCTGTCATGCAGGAATCTCGTCGACATCAATACCAGCGCTGATCACGGCTGAACCTACTATCAATCGACCATATCCCACTGGCACGGGGTGGCCCTGAGCGGTCGTATTGACTGCACCATTAAAGCTGTAGCTGGGCTTGTTCTCTGGACGCTCAGATGGTTCTGCGGCTTTGGGTGTAGGTGCAATCATCTGCGCAACACCGCCAAGAATCATGGCTGTGCCCACCGAGTAGAGCGTGGCCTGGGACAGAAATGCCCCCGATGCAGCCCAGCCAAGCGGGTTCCACCATGCGACAGCAAGCAATGCTGCGCCAAGCAAGATTTGACCAAGGCCATCACCACCAGCACCAGACACCACCGGCGCAATCGTGATGCGCTGGGAGCCGGTGGGCTCATGTAATCGCTCCAGGTTAAGGGAATCCCGGCCAGCAAGCACCCGGTAGCCAACACCACGTTCGCCGGAGGCAACCAACTCCCGCTCAAAGGTAGGAAAGTTGGCCGAAAGGGCTCGAATCGCTTCGGCAGCCGAGCCAATAGCGAGGTTGTGCCTGCGGCCAAAGCAACGACCGAGTTCACCGAGAAGAATGACTGTGACCATGTCGGATAACGTGAGTTGTAACTTTTTGCCAGTAGCCACCGTAGACATCTCGGCTTGATAGCCGCCCCTGCAAGTGATGCAGAATCAGTCCATCCCCAAGATAGACGGCGGCATGATTGGGAACGGGAGACGCCACTTGCATCAAGATGCAATCGCCCATTTGAATTTCGTCTGGCCTCACTTGCGCAAAGCCTACTTTTTCGAAGTTGTCGAGGTACAAGTTCTCGCCGCGTTTCCACCAGTCATCAAAGCGAGTGAAGTTGGGCAACTCCACCCCACGTTCCAACTTGAACCAGTCGCGCAGTAACGCGTAGCAGTCCAGAACGCCATGGGACCAATCACGACCAACTAGCGGTGCAACATAGCCAGAAGGCTCAATCTGCGACCATTGACCGCTTGGGAAACTGACGATGTGCCACGGCAAACCGCTGACCTCGCAAGCCACCCGATCGGCCTGACTCGGTGTCGGCGGTAACCCAGGGTGGCTGTGCACCACACCCACGATATGACCCTGCGCGTCGGCTTGTGCGAAGTCCTCGGGATGGATAACGAATTGATCGGTGCCCACGCCGATGTTTCGGCATCGCCGATACACCTCACGGCCTTTGCGGATCAGTAACAAGCCGCAAGATTCACGCGGACTTTCGTCAAGAGCGTGGTCCATTGCCAGCTGTTTGTTCTCGGCCAGCATCAGCGGATCAATCCAGCAGCAGGGAAACCGCCGAATGGTAGTTCTGCGTTTTGACCAAAACGCGCTTGGCATGAAGCTAGCCGCTTGCCGCATACATCCTGACTGCTCGACGATACAGTCTGGTCGTTGGCATTGAAATAACTCGCACCGGTGTAGCCGCACTCAGAACCACGGTAACGCCAGGGACATACGTTCTGAACGATCTGCCTGCGCGGCAAAGTTACGCCTTCAAGATCAAAGGAAGCGGCGAGTTCGAACTCCACGACGTCTCTTGTCTCACGCGACTTTCGATCCACGTAGTAAATATCGTCGGCAAATTCAGCCAAAGGATCAGCTGTTGGATTTACTCCGCCGGAAAAGTTAGCTGCGTCCAAGTATTTCGCAAGCGTGCGCTTGCGTGTGATCTTGGCACCGACCAAGTCCTGATAGGTGAGAACCAGAGCCGTGATCGCACCAGTGACGTTCGCTACGCGCAAACGAGGCCTAGGCACTTGACCATTGCCGTTGAACTCAAATCCCTCGACCTCGATTGGAAAAGCCTCATAGGCGTATCCCTGCCAAACAACGCGCTGCTGCAGCGCATTTGTACCAGCATGAAAACGCACTGGCCCCTGTCCAAAGAGCGCGAGATCCAAAACGAATAGCTCGACCACGCTACTTGGCGCGAGCTTTTGGATCTCTGAAGTGATAGCAAGACTGGTCATGAGAGATCAAATACCTGCTTAAACGTTACCCGTATGGACTCAATGTTGGGTTCATCCACTGAGCGACTCCATTCATCACAGACGAACTTGGCAGGTAATCCACCAGGTGGTGTCCAGTCAAAAGCTTGAACAGCCCCACGGGCTCGAAGAAAGTTGTCAATCGCAGAGGCCTCAGTCGTGGTGCGACCGCGAAACTCAAGAGACCAAACCTGCGGTTGGGTGTTGATCCCAAAAGTTAGGCGCTGCTCATAGCCGTCGCCAAAAGAGACTCGGCGCACTGTGGGACGCATTGACAAATTGGCACCAATGGAAGGGGTCCAGGTGAAGGTAGCCATTTATGCTCCCCTGCGTCCATCAAGAAGACCACCGGCACGCTTTTGCGCAAGAAGTTCTTGTCT